ATTTTTTTAATTATTTTATATATAGTTGATATTCAATAAATTAATTAACCAGCTGTTTTTTGATTTTTATTCATTTCCAATTGAGAATTAACCATACTTGCAATTTGAGTTCTAAAAGCACTTGTTTTCATAATATCCAGGGCTATTGAATTTGTTCCTGGTATGTTAATATTGATATTACCGCTAACATTCATATCACCATGTTCAACTTCCATTTTTGAAGACTGATTACTTTGTTGATTCATTGCTCTATCAGCTGGTCCATATGGTTCCATAGATAAAAATCTTTCTTTATTAGGTATCGGTGTTATTTTACCATTTTCTAACACTCCTCTACCTTTAGAAAATTCAGCCCCTAATCCTTTTCTTGGTTGAAAAATTGCATCGTTTTGTGGTTCACTAAAATATTCATCGTATATTCCAATACCACCACCAATTAAACCACCAGCCAAAGCACCCCACGGACCAAACATCATACCCATACCAGCACCTTTTAAAGCCGCACTAGCAACACCAAGACCTTTACCTTCTTTACTACCTTCACCATAAATAGATTCTCTTAATTTGTCAGTACCATAACCAGCAAGACCTAAACCAGCACCAGCTACCATGCTACCCATGGTACCCATTGCTAATTTACCACCTAAAACGTTTTTACCCATTAATTTACCACCAAGACCCATAGCTGGTCCTGTTTGTCCAGGTTTCCATGATGATGATGACCCCATACCCATTCCTGGACCTTTTACAGCCATATTAAACCCTTTGGCTAAAGCAACACCATTAGCAATCCAAGTCAAAGCTTTCAAACCACCCCATAAAGCTAATGCTGTTATAAAAGTACCTGTAGGTCCTAATATATCAATAATACCAAAAGCTATTTTACCGACACCAACAACAAATTCACCAACAGCTGTGGCTAATACTTCTATTTTTTTACCCCATCCACCTTTTTCAAATTTCTCACCAAATGATTTTAATTTTGGTAATAAACCTTCGTTAATTGCTGTGATAATTGGCATTAAATAAATTTTCATACCATTTATAACATTGGTAAAAGCCTCATCAAAAGTTAGAGCTTGTTCAGCCCTTTCTTTCATACTTTGTTTTTCTAATCTTTGTTTTTCTAAAAATTTTTTATCGTCAGGAGTTAAAGCGCTAATAAGTTTTTTATTACCATTAACCATAACAGTTGCTTTTCCATCTTTAAATTCAGCTGTGTTTGCGATAAATTCTTGCAACTCTGGGCTAACATTACCAACTTGAGCTTTTATCTTACTCAACTTGAAAGCAGCTTTTCCAGCTTCTACCAATTTTTCATACTCCAAACCTGTTTGTTGTGCAACTATTTTCAATCTGTGCATTTCCATAGCACCCATTTCAATACTACCATCTTTTCCAAAACTCATGGATTGTTTCGCAGCGTTTGCAATCTCTTCTGTCAAACCTTCCATATCATTACGAGCCATATACATCAAATGGAACGGGTCTGCCATTTGTGCCCATGCACCACCCATAACTTGCAATTGAGCTGACATATCAACAGCACCTTCAATGTCGAATAACTTATCAGCCATTCCACCAGCAAATTCCATATCAACACCTAGTTTACTCGCTGTCATAGCCATTTTAGCCAATCCTTTAACACCGTCTTTGAAACGATATTTATTTAACATTTTAATATTGCCAGCTATGTTTTTGATAACTTTAGAAGCGTTTACACCCATAGCGTGTGAATCATTTAATGTTTGATTCATAAACTCACCAGTTTTTTCAGCTGAAAAACCTTGTTTATCCATATCAGCAGCCATTCTAGCAGCACCTTCAGCACCCAAATCAGCAAACTTGGATAGTTGCCCCATAGCCACAAGGCTTTTCTCATTCATCTGAACACTTCTACCTAGTTCTTCACTATAATCCGATTGTATTTTAGCAATATCTTGTAAACTAACACCTATATATGCTGTTTGTTTAGAAGCTGTTGTGATAGTATCCCTAAAACCTTTGGATTGACTACTTAAAATACCCATAGACAACGCGCTATTTTTCAAAGCTTTATCCATTTCAAATAAACCTAAAGAGTTTATCATCCCGTAACCTTGTTTTAACAACCCAACTGCACTACCAACAGCCTTAAGACCACCAGCAGCTGTTAAAGACCATTTGTTAGCTTCTTTAAAAGCAGCCCTATATATTTTTTGTTGTTCATCTAGTTTTTTGTTTTGTTTTTCTAGAATTGCTAATTTTTCTACTTCAACATCTAACTCGTGTTGTGATGCTTGTATAGTACCGTTTCTAATATCATCGATTTTTTTTCTGGTTTTAGCTTCTAATTCAATACTTTTATTATAAGCTTTCTGTGACTCAGAAAATTTTTTAATGTTTTCAATATAAGAATCATAACTACTATTAATTTCTTTTCTTAAGTCAGCTTCTTTTTCTATAAAATAAAGAGCATCTATTGCATCTTGTTGTGCTTGAGTTTTTTTAGCCATAATCTATTAGTGTTTATTTTGTGTTGGTTTATATCCGTCTGAATATAAAAATTTAATGTTTACATCTTTTTTTCTAGATTCTCTAAGTTTACCGTTTATATCTTTATAATTTTTGGCAACATCACATAAATAAACATCTTGGTCACTTAATTTTTCTTTTACGTAAATTGTAAATCCAATTCTTCCATTAGTTAATACTTTGTAGTTATAATCTTTTTCATCAAATGAGAATTTTTTATTAACAGCTTCATAAGTTCCACCGTTTTCTAATTCAAAAGTTTTTGTATTTCCTTGAGCGTTTTCATAATATATTGTAATATCTTCAGAGACTACAGTAAACAAAGCTGTCCTACCAACAATAAACCCATCACCTAACTCTTTATCTAATTTATTAGAATGAAAACTAGAAAAGAATTTCAACGCATTTCTAACACCTTCACCTTCCGCTTTTTTACCCATTAATTCTGAAATAAAAGATTCCCACCATGGGGTGTGTTGCATTAATTTTTTTAATTCTGGGTCGTTAATTAAAGCGTTGTAAACCGTACCAGGGATGTATTTATTTTCTTCACCAGAAATTTCTGGGTTTTGTCCATCAACATCAGATTGTTGTGGTTGAGTTTGAGATTGATTAACACCACCACCCAAATTTTCTATTGTATTAAGTTGAAAAGGTGTATCAACAACTTGTTGTTTATTAGAATCATATATTTTAAAATTAATCATTTTAGTTGTTTGGTTATATGAATTTACGTTGAACATTACCTTATCCCCTTTTTCAGTTTCACCCATTACATCACCGTTTGTTGGGTCTGTATTTACAACTTTTACTTTAAGTATTGAATTAACACCTTTAAATGACAGAACATCACCTATTTTAGCTTGTTTAATGGTGTTGTTTATATCCATAGACTCAGTTAATTGATTCTGCAATCTACTATATTGTTCTTCCGTTATGATTAATTTTTTTGCCATAATTAAATTATTTAATTATAAATATCTTATAAAATAAAAATCCCCAAAAAATGGGGATTTATTAATTAAGTGGTATATCACCAGATTTCATTCTTGATTTTAATGCGTCTCCAGAAATACTTGTTTTTCTATTACCCTTGCTACTGGTTTGATTTTTCTGCATGTTATCCATTTGCTCCTGTTTTTCAACATTTTGCTTCATCAATAAACTTAAAAAGAATCTTCTTTCATAAGTTGGCATACACAAGACATCAGAGTAATTCATTTTTAAATGTTGCATACAAATATAAACCTCTTCTAACAACGGAACCTTATAGTCTGATGTTAGGCCAAAAAAAGTTGAAGTTAAGTGGAAGAAAGGTGGCCACAGACCCACCCCCAGGAGTCTCGACTTCTATATTTAAGTCAATTCCAGATTCAATCGAATCAACATACGCGTCAAATGCTCTTGCATCAGATATTCTCATAGAGTTAGCAATGTCTCTAATCATTCCTCTATCTCTGTTACCGTTAACTTCAACAATCATTTTTTCCAATCTGTATGTGTTTGAATTATTAACTGGGATATTTCTTTCTTTTTCGTCAGCAACAATCTTTTCAATAACATCTACGTCACCCATAGTTAACAATCTAAATTTAATTTCAGCTTTTGTTAACGGTAACTGGAAATAAAACAAACCTTCTTCATCTGGATTTTCATTCAATTCTATTGTTTTTAACTCATTAAGGTTAATTTCAGTATCAAAAGGTTCGCTTAATTCATCCAACAAAGTAACTGGATACATTTCACCATACGCTGTAGCTCTTAACCATAACATAATAGCATTTCTATCACCAGGCAACAAATCCTTGTACCTAAGACTAGGTTCAAGTATTTTTCTGTTGATAAGAATTTCTAAAAATTCACCACTTTGTAACAAGTTTGGACTAGTAAGAATATTTTCATCCGCAGTAGTCATATAAGCTAACCTTATACTCTCTTTTTTGTTCTTGTACAATTTACCTTTTGAAGGCAACGGAATAACATCGAACGGTGCGTTATAGTTAGGTTGACTCAACTCTAGAATATAAGGGTCAACACCTGTTTGTGATGTTACAAACGGCTCGATTCTAGGTTGTGTAATAGCTGGTGAAGACGGTTGCGGTGTGTTGTAACCACTTGGTTGATTTGTTTGCATATTTGTTGTTGTATTATATTGTCTATTCATTGCCTCTTCAGACATTTTTTGATAGTTTTGAGTTTGTTGTCTATTTTTAGCTAATTGTTCATCTCTAAGTTTCATCAAATCTTCGTTTGGGTCTTTTTGAGTTACAAATCTAGTAGTCTGTCTTTCAGATAACGCTGGGTCTTTAACAACACCAACAGTGTTTTTCATTTCTAATTGAGCGGCAGTTCTAGCCATCATCATTTCAACACTATTGTTTTGGTTTAAATAATCATATTGTTCTCCTTCAACGTTTTCAGGAACTTTTACCGATGAATAAATTTGATTTACTACTTGTGCTTTTTCAGCTTCATACGCGGCCAATTTTGCTTGTTCTTCTGCTGCGTTTTGTATTTGTGATTGCGAAGGAATCACGTTAGGTCTTTTTTCAGGCATATTAAAACTTGTTTATTTTTTTATTATAACATTCAAAAATAAATATATAAAAATAATTTTTTTTGTAAATAGCTATAAAATAAAAAACCACCCGAAGGTGGTTTATATTGATTTTTAAATTTGTTTTAGAATAACAAGATTGCTCTGTCAAATCTTAACGTTGCAGTAATCTCTGCGATACCGTCATCCTCGAATGATAAGTCACCAAAACCAACGTTTGTCAACATAGTACCATCCAATAACCATTTTTCGATTACAACACCTGTAGGGTCAAGCATTTCTAACTCTACTGGACGTTTGTAACCAGCAGCATAACCTTGACGGCCAGTGATTGATTCAGAGTGAAGACGAACCCATTCCATAATTGCTTGCGAAGCAGATGGACCAATTGGGTCACGGAAAGTAACGTCTATCGCCTCCCAAGTAAATCTACCAATAACCCATGTAGATGTGTTAAGGAAAGGGATTTCTACCTCATTTTGTGTGATAGAAGGTCTAGAAGCAGAAGATAACCACCATTGTTGGATACCTAAATCTGCTGGGAATGTAATTAACCAACGATTCTTTTTCTTAGGTTCGTATGGTAGGGGCATTTTCATCAATAAATCAGCCATGTTCTATAGTTTTTAATATTTTTATTATTTAATTATAAATATGTTGTTATTAGGTTTTTTTCTAACTTAACATAATTTTTTTTATTCTATTTAATTCTTCCATCAATTTATGGTTCTCATTTAAATCCATACTGTATTGACCTTTATCGTCTGGTTGAGGTTCAGTACTAGTTTGAGATGGAGCTTTTTGTCTAGGCGCTGCACTAACATTTTGTTTTGGTTGTTTAGTTTTAGTTTGTTTACCACTAGCGGCTGCTTGTTTTCTAAGTTTAACCATGTATTGAAACAACGCTATTGAATCATCCAAAAATTGTAGTAAATGTTTTTTAAATTTCTTTCTATCTTGAGCATTTCTTTCAAATTGTGTTCTAGCAGCGTTAGGGTCAGCCTCATTCATTTTACCAATACCACCCAATTTATCAATTAAACCAGATTGTTTATATTTACCAGTGTATATTGTTTTGAAAATATCGTTGATAAAGTTTGCCATGTTTTGATATGCTTGTTGATTAACTGTAACAATATTAAACATTTTATTAAAATCTGTAAGCATTATTGGATTTTGTTTAAACCTCTCTAAAAATTGGTCAAAAACTTTATCACCAGTTGGTTTAAGGTTTCTTATCTTATTTCTCAATTGCTCAACTCTATTTAATAAGTTCTCAAACTCAACAACTCTACTCGGGCTAACGTTTTTGTTCAAATAATTAACCAAAGCTTTATCTCTAAAGTATTTAGCTTCATCTAACATCTCTTCACCCAACAACGCTTCAGCTAAAGGATTTTTAGGTCCAGCACCAAATTTTTTCTCGCTGTTAACGATAAAACCAAATAAATTACGTAATGAATTATATAAATCATCATTCATAGCACCATTTTCGCTATTATCAGAATTTCTTGGAGTTCTTTGTTTTCCAGTTCCTGTGTCAGTACCCGTATCTATACCAGTTACAGTATCTGTCCCAGTATCTACACCAGTATCTACACCAGTTCCAGTGTCAACACCAGTATCTGTATTGATATCATTTCCAGTTTCATCACCTGTTGGTGGTTCAATAAGACCTACACCACCATCTAAACCACGCATAGATTGATATAACGCGTTAAGTGTTGCAGCTCTTGATGATTTTTGACCTTTCATTCTAACCAACTTAACAGCAGCACCAGTTGCCAACAATCCAATACCAACACCAGCCAACACAGGACCTAACCCTATCAATTTACCAGCCAATGCAGTACCAGCTCCTTTTACAAGGGTTTTAGTTGCTTGTTTAACGACTATTTTAGCAAAAAATTGAGCAGAACTAGAGACACCAAATAAGTTTTGACCACCACTCATACTACCAAAAGTTTGGTCAGCTTTGTTGAATAAATCACCCATACTAGCTTGAGGGTTAGAACTAATCATTTGTTGTAATTTTTGCATTTGACCCATTGAATCACCAGCACCATTACCATCAAACATATGACTAACATTTTCAGCACCAAATTTGTTAACAAATTGTTGCATATCAGCACCAGTTTTTATATCTTTACCCATAATTTTACTAGCCCAGTGAACAAAACCTTCTTTATCTGCTGGACCACCTGTAATATCTTGAGTTACAGCTGGTGTTCTAATTATTTTATCACCACCACCCAACACAGTTTCTAACCAAGTTTTAAACCATTCAGTTTGAGCCATCCATCCTAATGCGCCTAATGCGGCACCAGTACCAGCCAATATCAATGGTAGTTTGTTAGATTTAAGAGTATCCATTCTTGTGCTAGCAAAATCTTCACCATCACCTCTTTTTGCTTGTAATTGTGACCTAATATCGCCAGAATCTAAAGGTTTTTCCTCAGGCGCTACATCTTCATAATCAACATCTTCAATATCGTTATTTGGTTTATAGTTTCCAGCGCTTGGTCGCCCACTAACTTGTGGTCCAGTAGTACCCATTTGTGAATTACCAGTTCTAGCTGGAAGAGCTTCATTTATATCAAAATATTCATCTATTTCACACATTTGCTCTTCATCAAGTTCATATTCTTCATTCATCAAATCATCTTCACCTAGTTTGTCTTCACTTTCATCAAAACCAGAATAAACAGCCGCTAAGTCAGTATCTAAGAATTTTTTTGTATAGTCTCTTAAATCAGTAATAATACCATTAGCAGCGTCAATCGGCATGTAACCTTCTTCTTGTGGTGCTTTTTTAGTAGCAGCAACAACTGAATCATATATTGCAGCGATTTCCATAACAGTTTTTAAGAATTGTTGTGGGTCTTTATTATTAGGAAATTCAGGGTTTTCTTCTCTAATTTTAGAATCAAGGTTTTTAATTAACTCATTACCTTCTTTATCAATAATTTGTTGAATTTTTCTTGCAGCCTCTTGGTCAATTTTACCTTTTCCGAAAATTTTACCGTTGGCTTTGTATCTACCTAATTTAGATAATCCGTATTTTACAGAATCCCAAAAACCTTCATCTAATCTTTCGTTAGCCTCTATCTTTTCTAGTGTTTCTCTAAGAATTTGGTTAATAATAACTGTATGTTGTTGTTCTGTAAGTATTAATTTTTTAGCCATATTAAACTTTTAATTATAAATATTTGATATTAAGTAAAAAGTTAGTATCTTTGCAGATAAAACCATTATTATGATTACAAAAGACGAATTATTTGAACAATATGATAAAAAAGTTGACGCCATTCTAGATGTTTGCGATTGGAAAACAAACTTTACCAGTGAAGAAGTGTGTGGTATTGTATATAAAATACTAGAAAAGAATAAGATAAACACTTCTATTCCAGTTGAAGAATTTCATAATCTTTATTTAGAAGAAGTTAATAAAGTATGGACTCGTGACATTACAATGCGTCAAATAACAGACATTGTTTACGACACATTACTTTCTAAGAATATTGTTGAGTAACCCAGATTCAGTCAACTCATCTTCCATACCCAAAGCTTTGGCGTATTGATTAAAGTTGCTAACTATTTTTTGGTAGTTTGTAATCATTTTTTTGTGTGGCTCAATCATTCCTTTGGTTTCCAAGTCTTGAATCAATTCTTCGCGCTTTTTAGGGTCTGAAATAATAGTTTTGATGTTAGACATCACATGAGTACTGTTAGTGGCTTTATCAGCGTCTATTTTGTTTTGTTTGGTCAAACTAAGACCTAATATCTTAGCAAAACCCATAAGAGTTAACTTATCATGATTAAATGACACGTCTTTATCTTCCACAAGCATTCTTTGTTTTTGTTCGTGGATTAAAATTCTTTCATATTGCTCTTTGGTTATTTTTAACTTTGCCATAATACTTTTTACTATAAATATCATATAAAACAAAAAAGCTCCCATATTTGGAAGCTTTGATGTTTTGTTTATTTTTTATTAGATGTTATCGAAAGATGCACCAGTGTTCATGATTACGAACTCTAATTGGATGAATTCTAACGCTCTAGTTGGTTTCAAGAATATTTGACCTGTAAGTTGATTTCTGTCGATATCTTCTGGGTCGTTTGAAAGAACCACTCTAAAGTCTGTAAGACCTCTTTCACTTCTAATGTTATCTAAGATTGGGTTAACCAACGCTAAGAATTGATTTCTTACCACGTTATCATTTTGTTCAAACAACAATCTGATAGAAACAGCAGAGATAAGTTTTCTTGCTTGTAACAACAATCTTCTTACGTTGATTCTGTCAAGAGCAGATTCTTTAACTTGCATTGTTTTGTTACCCCAGATTTTAATACCGTCTGTTGTAAACGTAGCAATTGGGTTAATTCTAGCTTCGTACAACGTATCTCTTTCAGCAAGAGTAAGTTTTTTACGAGCTTGGATAGCATCAACATCACCTCTGTTAATACCAGCAACCGCAAACCATGGGAAAGCAATGTTGTCAGTCAACGCGATGTTTCTTACTACGTCTCTTGTTGGTGGCATCCAGATGTAAACGTTGTTCTCTGTATCGTTTACTTGAATCCATGGCCAATAAGTACAAGAGTAGTTACTATCATACATACCATCTAAACGGTCAGCAACTTCTTCAGCGCTTATTGCATCACCTGATAAATCAGTATCTGGAGTTGTCATGATGTACAACGAGTCAGCTCTATCTTGTTCAACCATATCGATTGTAGCTTCAATCAAGTTGCTGTTGTAATCGTTGTCTATACCTGGAGTTGCGAATACGTTAATGTTAACAGCTTCTGGGTTTCTAAATGTCCAAATAGCTTCTAGGTAAGCATAGTAATCAGAGTTGATACCGATATCACCGTTAGTAAGAGTTTTATATTTGAATATTTCACTAGATAAACCAGCTTGTCCGTTAGTACCATTTACTACGAAACTATCTAAATTACTTCTTCTAGTTCTGTAAATATCCCAACCATCAAAACCACCGTAAGGTACAAATGTAAATTTACGTGCAAATATTTTTTCATAGTCAGTCCCTAACACACCAGCTTCAGTTCTAAACTCAGCATTACCTGTGTCAAATAAGAATATTGGAGAATATGTGTCACCACTTGAGTTAATAACAATTTTAACATTGTCAATTGTAGCACCAGTAGCATCGATATCCATGTGGAAACCATGTGTCATACCAGTCCACATATCTGAATCACCAACTGTTGGAATACCTTTATAATCAAAGAAATCAGAATCAATACCTAAAGTCTCAGAAAGACCTAAGAAATATTTACGTTTGTTTTCAAAAGCGGTATAAGCTCTTTTATATGTTAACGTTGGGTCAACAACTGATTGTCCGTTTGAATCGTAATCTCTAATAGGGAAACCAATAAAACCAGCTGGGAAAGCTGTACTAGTATCACTAGTGTCATCCATTTCAATAAGAACGTAAGATGATTTTGAAGGGTATTCACCGTTATAAGTACCAATTCTTCTAGCTATATAGTTATTAGATGTTGGGTCAAGAGTACAACGACTAAAGCTTTCCAAGATTGTTGGTTGAGCATCAGTATCGTAGTAGCTTCTTATAATAACGTCAAACTCTTTAGTGTCTAATTTTATATTTCTAATAGATACTTTGAATTGTTCGTTAGCAGCGTTACCGTCAGAAATAGTCCAGAATCTGAATAATCTCAATACTTTAGTACCACGTAATTCTGATACAACGTATGGAGTTACAGCTGGGCTGTATTCTTGCAAGTAATCAGAGAAATAATTATCATAATCAACAAGAGATTGTTTTAAACCTCTGATTTTACCAGCAGCATTGTCATCTTTAAACATTTCTCTGTAGAATTCTTCAACAAACAATGCTGTGTTACCATCATCGTTAGCTCTACCCAATACTCTAGGTAAATAATTTTGTTTTGTATTATCCATAGATAGTTGGTAACTAAACGCACCTTGTGTTGTTGATGTACCAGTCAATACAAAATCACCAACAGGGTTTGTGGTAGAAGTTGTAACACTTGTACTGAAATTTACGTTGGTTGACGCTGTTATTTCAAGTGCTGGAGATTGTAAGGTTGGGTTAACAGAACCTCTAGAACGTAATAACGCAACCAATTTATCTTCAATACCGTTATAAACAGTACCTGAATAAGTTACTGTAACACCAGTTGTAGAACCTGTTACAAAACCACCTGAAGTACCTACTGAAGTTACTCTTAAATCAAATGAAATACCATTAAAGTTAGTACCAACTTTTTCATAATAAGGACCAACACTAGCAACATCGTTTACAGATGAAGTCGCCAAGAAAGCTAATTCAGCAGTCAACGTACCATCATCGATAAGTGTTTGAATCAAAGGAACTGAAGAAACAACTGTTACGTTAGTACCACCAGTTGTTGCTGTAAATGTTATGAAGTTTGAAGTTACTGAAGTTCCAGTGTTTGTAGTTACAACCGAAGCTGGGTCCAAAGCAGCATCCAAAGTGATACCCCATGCAAAACCAGCATCATACCCAGAAAAACCTAATACTCTAGTTACGAATAATTGGTTTGATTGTGTTAAATATGATTTAGCGATGTATGGTAATTCATATTTAGGTGCCCCTGTATCTTTTACTCTAGTAGCATTTTGCCCACCAAAGAAAGATTGGAACTCGCCATAGTTGCTTACAAATATAGGTTGGAATGCTGGACCAATTGTAGTCTCACCAACTAAACCTAATGTTGTTACACCTATCTGACGTGTGATAAAAGATAAGTCTTTTTCTGAAGTATATACACCAGGACTTACGAATACTTTTGTTGCCATATTTTTGTCTTTTTTATATGTTATTATTTACTTTATAGTTTTGTTTATTATAAATATTCATATTTTTTCAAAAGTAGAGTAGACATAGAATATAAATCAGAATTAGTATGATTTTTTTATTACTTTTGTCATACTTATAATAAAAAACATCATGAAAAGGGATAAAAACATAAAAATTACACCAATAACCCATGAGCTCCTAAAAAAGTATTGTGAGGAGAATGGGTTAAAGATGTTTTCTTTTGTTGAAAAATTGATTAGGGAAAAGTGTACCCCTAAGAAAGATTTATATGGTGAATAATACCGCCAACAAAGCACCGATGATACCACCGTAACTACCCATGTTTAAGTCAGTAAAATCCCATGGCGCGTTGTGGTATTTACTATAATACCATTCTCTAACAAAGTTAACACAGTAAGCTCCAAACCCACCAACAAATAATTGGAAAGCCATTCCTGTGTCAGCCAAATGAGCGTGTGCTAACAAAAACCACATAGCAAAGAAAGTTAACACCAGTGAATACCCTAGGTGTTTATGGTAATTTTGTTTTACAAAATCTTTTCCAAAGATTTTAGTTGTATCTGTTAGATACTTTTTGATGTTGTTCAATAAAATTGGACAAATTGGACATTCAATCATGATTTTTAATTTTTAATTTATTGTTATTAATTTATTGTAGTACTAGCTACTTTTACTGATAATTATTTCTTATTTTTTGTCTAAGGTCTAAAATATCTTGTGGTATAGGTTTACCAGTTTCAACAAATCTAGTAACATACCAATCAGTTTCTGATAATTTTTTATGTAATTCCTTCTTATTAAGTAATTCTAATTCTAACAATTCATTTTCGGTTACGTAGTCAGTTTCTAAAATAACCCCTTCATTTTGTAAAAAAGTAAAATATTCAATATATAAAGCATTACCTTCTTCCATTGGTATTACAATATTGTTTTCATTTACTATAGTACCGTATTTTGTTCTAAAAAATTTCATATTTTATTGATGTGTTACTCTTGCAATACAACCGCCATCAAAATAAGTTGCAATTGTTGTTTGTGCATTATTAGTTATATAACAAATTGGTGAAAAACTGCTTACAGATATAGGTATATTGGTCGATAATGTGTGTGTTACAGATATTGTTGAGTTGTCAGAATTAGTAAGTCTTGTAACTGTAACAACATAATTACCTAAATCAATACGTCTAACTATATTAATGTAATATGTATATATGTTTGTACCACATGGGTAATCAACACCTAAATCAATTGTTGTTGCTAAACCACTTCCGTCATTATGTAATATATGTAAATTGGTTGATGTTGATAATTGACAAACCCCAACTATGTTAGTATTAGTATTAGGTTCAACATTTGTTGGAGATGCAAACGAATAATTTGAACATAAACCCCACGCTCCTCTTTGACCTGTTAAATTAGTTTGAAATCTTAATTTTTGTGTGTATTCAAAACTCCAAAACCCTAAAACAATACCAAAACTACCTCTTCTAAAAGCAAGTGTACCAGCTGTTGCAGTTGTGTCAAACCTAAGAAAACCTGCAATAGTTCCAGTCGATGTGTTTGAACCTGAAAGTACTAACGCCCATGAATTTATATTTGGTGATACAGAAAAACCTCCTTGTCCATTAACCAATCCTTGAACAACAATATAAGCAACATTCTCCCTTAATATAGTTTTTTCAAATAAATCATCAGCGTAAACTTTAACTCCGTTACTGCTTACAGCATTTGCACTTCCGTCTGTTGGGGTTGCATCTATAGGTAAATTAAAGTATGTTGTTGCTGATATTGTTGTACCAGTAATTCCAGTATTATTGGCTCTAAAACCATTTGTTTGAAATGTTGTTCCAGAAATATCACCATCAGCTCTAATAAAACTAGTTGTATCTCCAGCAGTATTAATACCTTCAATCAATCTAGTTAAGTTATCCGCATTACCCGTACCATTTTTAACACTTAACGCACCCAACGTTGTATTTATGGTTATTTCTGGTGTAATTGAATTATTATATGCTTGTTGTAAGTTTGTTGTTGATACACCACCTGCGGAACCAACAGTTTCACCAAATTTAGATGTAAAGAAAAATCGAGCTTTAGATGTGTCACTTAAATCCGTTGCAGTACTTAAAATACTTAAAACCCCAATTAATATACCATTATTTGTGAAATTACTAAATGTGTTAAATTGTTCTGTCGCAATTCCCTCGATAGCTGCGGATAATTGGTTATATTCTGTTTGCCCGTATTGAACCCTAAATATTCCATTTTGAACCAAATAAATTCTTTGATTGGTTGCTTTTGTACCTGTAATTGTCGTTACAACACCACCAACATCATATTTTGTTGGGTCTATAAATGTGGTATTCGATGCGGTTCCACCAGTTTGTGTTCTATATTGAAAAGTACAAGGACTTGTTCCTGAAACATATAATGCGTTTGGGGTTAGTGTATCACTAGCAAAATTAATACCTAAACCATACAAATATCCCGCACTTGTGTTAAAACTTAAATTTGCTCCATTAGGTGAGGCATATATCCCACCATTTATAAGATTGATTGGTGTAAACATATCTCTTAATTGAGACAATGGGGATAAAACAAAATCTGGTTGACTAAATGCGTTGATAATATTTGTTTTATTTGCGTGACCTAATTTACCTAAAAATATATTTTGTCTTCTTTGTTGTTCTGTCAGTTCAATACTCGACTGTGATATTGTACCACCACTTGTTAGATACACCCAAGTTTCGGTGCTTGTATTTACATAAATTGCGGTATGAACACCACCACTATAAGCAACATAGTAAAGTTGAGGACTTAATGGGTTTGTTGTATCATTAACAATCCACCCTTTAATTGGTGCAACATTAAATGTTGTTGATGATGCGATGGATAAACCTGTAAATTCAAACACACCCGTCGATGAGTTTACTGTTGATATGTTATATGATATTGCAACCCAATTTGAACCATTACTTGCCAATTGAATTGAATTTGTTTCACCTAAAATCACAAATGGCTTATCATCAATATTTTGCCCTAACACTGGTTGAACTGTAACCGCTCCACCACCATTGTTTTTAACTACTAATAATCTACCTTGTATTCCCACAGCCGATGGTAATGTAATATTAAATGTTCCACCCATTACATCTATCATATAATCACTAGTTGTTGCGGTATATGCTGAATTAATTGTTACTTGTTTAAATGTAATACCACCTGTTGATGTTATACCTGAGGTTTGTGTTAGACCTGAAACATTTAAAGTGTTTGAGGTTAAACCGCTCGTAAATATTGTTGGGCCATATACTGTACCACCACTTAATGGCAAGTAAGCACCAGTTGTGGTACTTCCATCTAAAAAAGGTACCCAATCAACTAGACCATCTTTGTTTATATATTCAATAGCGGTAAGGATATCAATATATGTACAACCCTTTGTTGCAATATGTGTTGGATATCCATAACCGCTTTGATAATAAATTGAACCTACTGGAACTGACCTAATAGTTTGTGACATGACTTTTATTAATAAATATCATTATTATTATTATT